ATGATTGTGAATCTTTTATTCATTGGTTTATTGAACAAGCCAAAGCACACGGTTGCGAAACTTGTATATTCTTAGGTGATTGGCACCACCAAAGATCAGCAACCAACGTTTCTACAATGAACTACACTGTATCTAATATGGAAAGACTAGGTGCGGCGTTTGAAAAAGTTTATGTAATAATGGGTAATCACGATTTATTTTACAGAGAAAAAAGAGAAATTAATTCAATGGAATATATTAGAAATATTCCAGGCATACATCTTGTTAATGAATGGATTGTTGAAGATGACGTTGCAATTATTCCGTGGGTGGTTGGAGATGAATGGAAAACAATACAAAAAATGAAACAAAAATATGTGTTTGGACACTTTGAACTTCCGTATTTTAAAATGAACGCAATGGTAGATATGCCAGATGTTGGAACTATTAAAACAGAACACTTTGCAAATTGTGGAGAAGTTTTCTCAGGACACTTCCATAAAAGACAACAAAACGCAAATGTAACTTATATGGGTAATGCATTTCCGCACAACTACGCAGACGCTTGGGATGATGAACGTGGTATGATGATAATAGAATACGGCAACAAACCAAAATATATTAATTGGCCGGATATGCCAAGATATAGAACAATAAAAATATCTGAATTGTTGGCAGATCCTGAAAAACATTTAAAACCAAAAATGTATGTAAGAGTATCATTGGATATAAAAATATCTTATGAAGAAGCAAACTTTATAAGAGAAACATTTATTGACAAATATCAATTAAGAGAATTACAACTAATACCAGAACAACTTGATCAAGCACAACAGCCTACAGTTGAAGTGCAAAAATTTGATAGTGTTGATCAAATTGTTATTAAACAATTACAAGGTGTAGATTCTGAAACATATGACAAAAACATATTAACAGCAATTTACAACGATTTAGATGTTAACAATTAAAGAACTTACAGTTAAAAACTTTATGAGTGTGGGTAATGCTACACAAAGTATAAACTTTGCCAATAAAAATTTAGTTTTAGTTATTGGTGAAAACTTAGACTTGGGTGGTGATGATGCTGGTGCTAGAAACGGTACAGGTAAAACAACTATTATCAATGCATTGTCTTATGTGTTCTACGGTGAAGCACTAACAAACATTAGAAGAGATAATCTTGTAAACAAAACTAACGAAAGAGGAATGTTAGTTAGTGTTAAGTTTGTTAAAAATAATGTAGAATATACTATTGAAAGAGGTAGAAAACCTGGCATCTTTAAATTCTATGCAAACAATATTGAGCAAAATACAGACAGCAATGAAGCACAGGGCGAAAATAAAGAAACACAACAAGAAATTAATAAACTGGTTGGTATGACTCTTGCTATGTTTAAAAACATAATTGCATTGAACACTTATACACTACCATTTTTAGCAACCAAACAAGCAGAACAAAGAGAAATTATTGAGCAGTTGCTTGGTATAACATTATTATCTCAAAAAGCAGACTTGCTTAAAGAAAAAATGAAGGCAACTAAAACAGAAGTTCTGGAAGAAAAATACAAAATAGATTCAAAAATGTCATCAAATGAAAAAATACAAGAATCTATTGAAAGTTTAAAAATAAGATCAAGTGCATGGCAAACACAAAAAGAAGAAGATATTGCAAAATTTAACGAAGCAATAGCAGAATTGGAAAAAGTAGACATTAAAGCAGAACTTGATGCACACAAAAAATTACAAAAACACAATGAAAATTACATTAAACAATTAAGTTTAAACAAAGAAAAAGCATATCACGAAGATAGTTTAACTAAAGCAGAAACAAACATAACAAAAACAGAAACTGATTTAGAATTTGCCAAAGATGCAAAATGTCCAACTTGTGAACAATCACTTCATGACGAAAAACATAAACATTTAACTGAACAATTAACAGAAACACTTACTGAAAGTAAAACATACAGCGAGAAATTAAAAAGTGATCTTGCAAAAATACAACAAGACATTGATACAATAGGTGATCTAGGACAAACACCTGACACTTATTATGACAGTATTGATGAAGCATACAATCATAAAGGTTCATTAAAAGATTTACAACGTCAATTAGAACAAACTGAAAAGAAAAATGACCCGTATGCTGAACAAATAGAAGAATTAACTAAAAAGGCAATACAAAAAATTGATTATACTAAAGTTAACGAAATGGAAGACTTGCACAGACACCAAGAATTCTTATATAAATTGTTAACTGCAAAAGATTCGTTTATAAGAACAAGAATAATTGAACAAAACTTAACATATCTAAATCAACGTTTAGCATTTTTCTTAGGCAAAGTAAAATTGCCACACACAGTTGTTTTCCAACCAGACTTGACTGTGCGTATTGAAGAACTTGGTAGAGAACTAGACTTTGATAATTTAAGCAGAGGTGAAAGAAACAGATTGATATTAAGTTTAAGTTGGGCATTCAGAGATGTATGGGAATCACTTTATCAACAGATCAACTTGTTGTTTATTGATGAACTTGTAGATGCTGGTATGGATATATCGGGTGTTGAAAGTTCAATGGCGGTGCTAAAAGACATGAGCAGAACACAACAAAAAAATATATTTTTAATATCTCACAAAGACGAATTGGTAAGCAGAGTAAATTCAGTACTAAAAGTTGTAAAAGAAAATGGATTTACAAACTATGCTAATGATGTTGAAATTATTGTTTAGAAATAATTTTTCCTATTCCCCATAAATTATTATTATTATCTTTTAATACATGACAACTATTTGTCTGTTGTAAAGAATTTTGTTTAGCAATTTTTTCATTTGCTTCACTATATTTGTTCCAAGCATAATCTTTTTCAACATTATTCATAATAAAAGAACCACACGTGATTGCTGTGTGATGCATTTGATCCCATTGGTTCATAAGAGTAATACTATCAATTGATTTTTGTCTACTCCATCTTAATCCTATTCTATTCCATTGTAAGTCAAGTCCTTTTCCAATACTCATACCAAAACTTTGTATGTTTGGATGATCAAAATCAAATTCAATATTTCTAGCAGATTGGAACCAAGCACCGTCTATATGAATATTAATATTTCTTTCTTCACAGATCTTTAAAATTTTATCCCATTCTGGATGTATATCGCAATATTGCCATATGGGTAAACTTATTATCAAAGGTACATTCTCTTTTAATTGATCTATTTGTGTTGGACGTTTTCCGTTAAGTGTATAATAAAGATATTCGTTTGGAAGGTGCTGTATTTTCCACCCATATCGCAGACAAGTTGCCTCTATAAAATGCGTACAACCTAACATTACATCCATATGAGTAAATTTGTCCCATCCAGACAAGTTGTTTAATTTTGTACTTTGAAACCATTCGTTTGCTTGTAAAATAAAGTCTTTTGATTGCACTTGTTTTTGATTAGTTGCAAAAAAATCATTTTTTATTTTCAAAAGATATTTGTCTTCAATTGGATATAATGTTTTGCTAACTGAATCTGACATATAAACTTGTTCTCCCGTCTTTTATAATTTCCTCGACTCCATGATAACTATGTTCATTATTAAGCAAAGCATATCCAAAATTTGCTTTGAACGGAAACGTATATAATTCTTTTCTTGTCTTGTCATATAATGTTGTGCCTTTGTTATCGTTGCTAAGATACACTTGTAAATGTAACTTAATTCTAGAGTCATCAACGTGTGGTGTTAATTTGTAACCCTTACCATCAATCCAAACATCAACTGATTCAAATTTTAAATTTGTATTAAACTTTTTTTCTAATGCTTTGGTAATTTGCGTATTCATAAAAAGTATTTTAATTTTTTTTAAATCAATATCATTATCAGACAATTTTACACGATTCAAATGTGTTTGATTTTCTAATTTTTCAAAATTTTCTTTCTTGCTAACGTCTAAATTAAAGTTATTACCAAAAAAATTATCATATTCTTGGTAAACTAATCCTTCTAAATTTACCAAAGGCGAATTTTCTATTGACAAAACCACTTCTTGTGTGCTTAAATTAAACATATGTTAATTAATTATATCGTACGAACATAGGAAGGACAAAAAGATATGTCACAAACACATGAACAGATCATGACAGAGATTCAAAACTACTCTGAAGAGAACGGCAAGTTCACAGAGAAGGGTGTTAAGGCATCTGCAACAAGAGCCAGAAAAGCATTAGCGAATCTTTCTAAATTGATCAAAGCAAGAAGAAAAGAAATTCAAGAGGCGAAAAACGCGGCTAAGGCGGCGTAAAGAATTTTACTTGAATTAATTCAAATAAACCCTCGGCTTTTACTAGTCGGGGGTTTTTCTATTTTAAAATACCCTTTGTAGATTTTTCTCTGAGAATTCCAGAACCGTGTATTCGCACACGAATATGACCATTATAATAATCATCAGTTTCTAAAACTTTACGTGCAAACTGTTCTCTGGCTTCAATGTATGATAGTTCTGCTTTTGATTTGCAGTAGAAAAGTATTTCTCTTTTAAAATTATCTTTACCAAATTTTTCAATGTCCTCATTTAAAGCATCACTCGAACCATAGTAATGTTGCCAATCACTGGACACAGTGTACCTACGTTTGTTAACTCTGCCCTTTAAAGGTCTACGTGACTTTCTAAATCTTGCTAATTTTTTGCCAATATACATCCTACCATTGGTTGTATTTGTTATTTGATAAACAAATCCTACACAATCATTTGGTAATTCTATAATGTCTTTTCCTTGGTACTGCCAATTCATAATCATATTTAAAGCCAAAAAGATTGACCTTAAAAGAAAACTCATATAAACATATGCGATAGGCACATCACAATTTCAATCAGGCAAACATAGCATCTCGACCAGTGAGCAGGGAAATGCGGCTAACAAGCGACAGGTGAATCCCTTGATGCAAACAGCAAAAATGAAGAGGCTCTGAGAAAAAGCAACCTCAAGTCTATTATGAATTATCATACAAAGGCATAGTAGGCTCGCGTTGGAAGTATGAGTTAACGGGTACAGCACAACCGCCCGGCCAATTTGGTAACGATGTATGGTGACTGCGAACTCGCCACATGGGTTAAAGTCAGTACGGCTAGAAATAGCCGTATTGTGACTGCTCATCTGCCACATAGGACGCAAATTGCGTTCAAGTTTTTTTATACTGCGTTAAGTTAAAAAAAGAAACGAGCGTAAGCGAGTTTCAGATGGTTGTAAACCATCTTTGTTAGTTGGTTTTGATTGGTCCTAACTGTGCAAGTAGTTTGCCGATAGTTTCAGGTGATAATGGTTGAGTGTTCTTACTCTTCGTCTTCTGAGATTTCTTTTTGATCTTCTTCTTTTTCTGTCGAGTCTTCATATATGCCCTTAATTTTTTTTAACGCATCTTGTAACAACTTGTCTTTGGTTTCGAGTTTGGCTTTTAGTGTGGCAATTTCTTTGTCTCTTTCCGCAACTCTATGACCCACATTCTGTACATCGCCCGTGGCGTGTTCTAATTTGATCATAACTTGTTTAAGTCTCGCCTCTTTGGTTTTGACTTTCGCTAGTGCCTCGTCTCTGTCTACAGTCAGGTCAGCGATTTGGGTTTTGAGTTCTTTGACTAGATCTCGTTCAGACATAATGTTCTGTAATTATCCGGATTTTTAGTTGCCATTAAAGTATTATATAATGATTTAGAAGAAAGGTTGACCTGTTTTTTTGGTAGTAGCCATGTTTTCCTTTACCAATCCAGCCACTATTTCACGTTCTTCAGGCGATAAGTTCAATGCTTCTTGCCATGTAACACCGCCTCTCATAAACCAACACACTTTTAGAATTTCTAATTTAATATTTTTTGCTTGACTATCGAAATCCTTTAGGTAGGTCACTATGTCAGAATCCGACTTTGTCAGTAATGTTATCCGAAAAAATTTGAGTTGTCAAATGTCATTGGTACTTCATAAGTTGCCGGGACACCTGCCTTTATTTGCTCATCTGTTGCTTTAAGTTTCTGTGGTGGAGTTTGTGCTTGTACTCTCAACTCCGAAAGTTTTGCTTCAATTTCTTTTATTGTTTTTGAATCTGCTTTGTTACAAAATTCAATAATTTGTTCTCTGTTAGTAACTGTGATTCCATCAGGCGTTGTAACTTCGCCAATTGAGTCCAACAACAAACTAAAATTAACTGTGTTCAGTGTTTCAAAACTTTTTGCAAAGGCTGTTTGTTTTTGTTCTTCTGTTAATGTGCTGGAATTAATTGTACCGTATATTTTTTGCTGTTCAAATCTTGCTATTTGAATTTTTGTTAGAGAATCGTATGTCAACGGATTAATTTTTATTTTAAATCCTTTGGATGTTGTTGCGTAATCTTGTATTTTGACTTTTCCTAGTTGTTCTAGAATAGCAGACAAGTTGACTGTGTGTTCTTGTTGAGTACCTGTTACTGGAACGCCGAATTTAATATTCATTGTTTCACCATATGTGGCAATTCTTATTGCTAACAAAATTGTGTCAGTGTCATAGTTCACCATTTTCCACGGATCCAGCAAGTTTGGCACACATGATTTAATCACGTCCACTGTGGCTTGACCGTTTATCATAGCATCAGGAGTTTTAAATGTCAGTTCGTCCTTTGCAGTCATTGGCAATATTGGTATTTCGCCTGTTTCTGACGGTGTAAAAACGTTTTTATCGTAGTACCTGCCCTCAGAAGGCAGTTTGATATAGATTGCTGGTTGTCTATAATACTTTTGTAACGGGTTGATATTTTCAGTCATTTTTTATTCTATAAATATACATTAATTGCGTATATATGTCAATATTTATATGCGTATATTAATAGGTGAAATAAACCCGTATGGCAGAAGATACAACAGAAGAACTGGAGAAATTGCGTAAGGAAGTTGCGGCATTGTCTAAGACAATGAGCAGTTCCAGTAAGACTCTTTTAAAAGAATCAAGATCTAAAAAGATTTTTGTTAACCTTCAAAAAGTACTGAATAGAACTTACACTGATTACGAGAAAAAAGTAAAAGCAGGTGAGGGTACTCTACACGAATTTAGTGATGCACTAGAAGCCGGTAAAAAAGATGTAAAAAACTTTGGAATGGCATTAAAGGCAACACCATTAGGAATAGTGTCAGGTGCCTTAGGCTTTTTAAAAGATGCAGTGGTAGCCGTTGGTACGGCAATGATCAAAACAGCAATATCTTTATCAGATGTTACAAAAGACATTAGTAACCTTGAATCTTTACTTGAAGGGATGGAAGATATACCAGTTGCTGGAAAACTAATAAATGAGTTGGGAAGAGAAGTTGATGCAAACACCGAAGTGTTTATGCAACTAGCAAAATCAGGAGCATCGTTTGGTTCGTCAATTGTGATGTTAAGAAAGGCATCATATGACGCCGGAATGCCGTTGGCAAAATTTACCGATCTAATAGGTTCTAATACTGGTATGTTAGCAAAACTGTTTGGCTCGGTGGACCAGGGTGTGCCTCAAATTGCAGGTCTTACAAGAAGTCTCAGAGATATAACACAAAACGAATTTGCAAAATTTGGTTTGACACTTGAGGATACCTCTGGTTATCTAACAACCTTTTTAGAATTAGAAAGAGCAAGAGGTAACACAACAAGATTTACACAGGCTCAATTGTTGGATGGCACAAGAGAATACACAAAAAATTTAGTAACACTGAGTAAACTTACAGGGCAAAGTGTTGAAGAATTAAACAACCAAAACATGGCCATGGCGGCAGATGGCGTATTCCAGTCACAGTTATCCAAGATGGCGGCCGGTGATGCTAAAACATTATCACTAGGGATTAGTCAGTTACCCGGACCATTACAACAACTGGCCAAAGAAGTGATAGGACTGGGTGCACCTATAAGTGACACCAGCAGAGAACTTACAGCGATGTCAGGCGGTGCGTTCAATGAGGCTATCAAACAGTTCCAGAATACCGGAGACCTAGTTGCATTCCAGAACAGCATCAAAACCATATCAGGTAATGTGATGCAGAACGCCGAGGCGTTTGGTGATGCCGCACTTGCCGGTGGCGGATTTACCGAGGCGTTGAACGCAGTTGTGGCGGCAATTGGAGCGGCAGTTGATCCGGAAGACTTAGACAAAGAAATGACTGCACGAGGCGACAACATTGAGACCTTAGTGTCATTAAGAGATACAACAGATTTATTAAAAACTGAGTTTGAAGATTTAAGATTTAAAATTTTAAAACCTTTTATATACGAAGATGGGCCTAAGTTGCTAGACGTAGTGGGCGGATTAGAAACAGGTATGAGGAAACTTCAAGAAGAAACCTTACCAAAATTAAATGCATGGATAGACGGGGTTTCTAAATCTGGCTTTTTCAAAAAAGACAACACAGAAACAGGAACTTCAACTTCCAGTAACTTCAATTCTTACAAGGAACAAGCCAAAAGTTATGGTTATCATGAAATACCACCAGTAGGTACACCTGAGCATGACGATTGGATAAATGCTCAAATTAAACGTTATAAAAATTTTCAATTTAAAGATGGAACAGACGGATTCCAAAATTTTGGCACAGGAACTCCGGCAATGTTACACGGAGAAGAAGCAGTTGTACCAAAAGACAGTTTGTTTGGTACTGCTTTAACTATTTTAACACAGTTAAAAAACAAAGCAACAGCAACAACCACTGGTACAGGAGCCACTGCTGTTGCAGAAGATCAAACTGTGCATACAAGCAGTCTAGCAGAGTTAGTCAAGTTAAACGAATCTAACCAAAAGGTGGCAAATCACTTAAATAAATTAATAACGATAGGGGCAATGACGGAGAAAAATACCAAAGACACAAAAAATAATCTTGCAAATGTAGGTAGTTCTCTAGTATAATAAAGTATGGCTTGGAAAAAATATTTTAAAGACGCTAATCTTTCTCCAATTTCAGGAGAAAAAGTACCTAATTTTGCGAAGAGAAATTACTCATCTTATTTGCCTGATGTTTACACAGGACATCCAAATAGAATACAGAGATATTTTCAATATGACCAAATGGATTCTGATTCAGAAATCAATGCGGCATTAGATATACTTGCAGAATTTTCAACACAACAAAACAAAGAAAACGAAACTCCATTTGATATTGTGTTCAAAGACGAAACTACAGAACACGAAGTTAAACTTTTAAAGAAAGCACTTCAACAATGGACAAAAGCAAACAAACTTACTAAAAGAATTTTTAGAATATTTAGAAATGCATTGAAATATGGAGACTGTTTCTTTGTAAGAGATCCAGAAACGTACAAATGGTTGTACATTGACAACGCAAAAGTTGACAGAATAGTTGTTAACGAATCAGAAGGTAAAAAACCTGAACAATATGTTGTAAGAGATATCAATCCAAACCTACAAAGATTAAGTGCAACACAAATTACACCCAATCAAACATATGGTGGTGGTGGAACAACAGGTGGTGGTACTGCGGCATACGGTCAAAGTTATGCAAACGCAGGTGCAACTGCCAATATGTCAGGATTTGCTGGAACATCGGGTGGTAGATTCTACAGAACAATGAATGCGTACAACATAAATGCAGAACACGTTGTACATATGTCAATGTCAGATGGTTTAGATAACTTATTTCCGTTTGGACAGTCAGTATTAGAACAAGTTTTCAAAGTTTACAAACAAAAAGAATTATTAGAAGACGCAATTATCATTTACAGGGTACAAAGAGCACCTGAAAGAAGAGTATTTTACATCGACGTAGGTAATATGCCAACACACTTGGCTATGCAATTCGTTGAGAGAGTCAAGAACGAAATTAATCAAAGAAGAATTCCAAGCACATCAGGTGGTGTCAACTATATTGATGCAACTTATAATCCAATGAGTATTAATGAGGATTACTTCTTTCCGCAAACAGCAGAAGGAAGAGGATCTAAAGTTGATACACTACCGGGTGGTACTAACTTGGGTGAAATAGATGACCTTAAATTCTTTACAAACAAACTGTTCAGAGGTTTAAGAATACCAAGTTCTTATTTGCCAACTGGACCAGATGATTCACAACAACAGTACAATGACGGTAGAGTAGGTACTGCATACATTCAAGAATTAAGATTTAACAAATATTGTGCAAGATTACAATCAATGTTGAACCCAACATTCGATGAAGAGTTTAAAATGTGGATAAAAAGCAAAGGTTACAACATAGACAATGGTATGTTTGAACTAAAACTTAATCCACCACAAAACTTTGCACAGTATAGACAGACAGAAATGGATCAAACTAGAATTCAATCATTTGTACAGGTAGCAGACTTGCCTTATATTTCTAAAAGATTTGCGTTAAAAAGATATCTTGGACTTACTGAAGAAGAAATGGCTCAAAATGCTGATCAGTGGGCAGAAGAAAACAATGTACCTCAAAGAAAACAAAGCAAAAATGCTCAACTTAGATCAGGTGGAGTATCCAAAGCAGGTATTACTTCGGATTTAGACCAATTTGAAGAGCCAACAGCAGAACCAGAAGCACCAGAACCGGGACAACCAGGAGCAGGAGCACCAGGCACAACACCAGGTGGTGGAGGAGTTATACCAGGTGGCACAGGTGGAGGAACACCTACATAAGGTTAAATACGAATATGAAACTAATGGAATTCTTTACATATGGACCAGAAGGTGCAAAAGAGGATAATACGTATGATCCAGAACAAGATATTTCAATTTTAGACAAAGACGATACTAGAAAAACTCGACTTACACTCAAAGATATCAACTCTATGAGATTATCATCTGAAGAACACGATGAGCAACAAAAGGAAGAAGCAGTATTTGTCCAGAAAATGTATGGACAGCCAGCCGAAACAGATAATTTAGAGTTATAATGGCAAAACCAGATAGGACTGATCACGGGATTGCGTTCGTTCTCGGAAATGGAGAGTCTCGATCAGGCATTGAAATTGAAGATCTTAAACAGCATGGCAAAGTATTTGCCTGTAATGGTGTTTATAGAAAGGATAAACCCGACTTTTTAATAGCAGTAGACCCTAAAATGGTGTTAGAAATTGCTGAAAGTAACTATCCTATAGAGAATCAAGTGTGGTCAAACTTCAATGCTCAGTACAATAAAACTCAAAAAGTGCTGGATCATGTCAAATGGTTCCAACCTAGTTTGGGATGGAGCAGTGGTCCAACTGCTTTAAGAATGGCTTGTGATCGCAAACACAAAGAGATATACATACTGGGTTTTGACTATCAAGGACTTCCAAAAGACTCAAACAACAATAGATACAAGTTTAATAATATGTTCAAAGACACTCGTAACTACAAAAAGAGCAAAGATGAAGCAACTTTTTATGGTAATTGGATGAACCAAACTAAAAAATGTTTGGCAGATTTTGGTGACGTACAATTCTATCGTGTAATCCCCAAAGGATGGTTCAATCCTAAAGATCTTAACTGGCGAGAAAATCTAAAACACCTTACTATCGAAGAATTTCTAGCAAAATTCAACCTACAAAAAAAATCTTCATAAAAGACGCCTTTTTACACCAATTACACCGCCGTTTTTATCGATTTGTAGTAAATAATACTGCTTATAAGTACAAATCGCATAAAAGGAGCACGTGTAATGACAAATAAATTTGAATCGTTATTAGAATTACTAATCAACGAAGAAACTGACAAAGCAGAAGCACTTTTCCATGAAATCGTAGTAGAAAAATCAAGAGATATCTACGAAGGTTTAGCGGAAGAGAAAGCAGAAGACAAAGAAGACAAAGTAGAAGAAACTAAAGAAGAAACTAAAGAAGACAGCAAAGAAGAAGTTAAAGAAACTGAAGCGTCGGCAGAGTCTACAGAAGAAAAAGTAGAAGAAGTTGCTAAAGAAGAAACTAAAGACGAAGCAGTTAAAGAAACTGAATCTACTGAAGAAGAAAAAACAGACGAGTCTGAAAAAACAGAAGAAGAGTCAATTGAAGAAGTTGGTGGCGACGCTACTGATGAATTAATCAAAGACATTTCTGCTGACGAAGAAGGCGAAGGCGATAAAGCGGCTGACGATATGGCGGCTGATATGGATGCTGACGGCGAAGAAAACGGTGAAGACAAAGATGTTGAAGACAGAGTTGTTGATTTAGAAGATGCTTTAGACGAATTAAAAGCAGAATTTGACGCAATGATGGCTGACAAAGGTGATGAAGAAGGCAAAGAAGAAGAATCTTTAGAACCAGTTGTTCCAGCACAGGAAACTCAACCTGAAATGTCTATTGAATCAAAAGCAGAAACTAAAGAAACTGTTAAAGAATACGTAGACAAAAAATCAGCAGATAATAAAGACCATGCAGATAACAAATCATCTCCAGTTAAAACAGGTGGTGCTAAACAGGGCGGAACTCCAGTAAAAACTGGTTCAGGCGCTGAAGACAAAGGAAGAGCGGCACCAAAAGCAGAAGCAATGGGGAAATTTGCTAATAGTCCAGGCCAAGAAAAACACTTACCAGCAGGTGAGGCGAAGGCTGACACTAAAGATGGTACTGATGCATCTGCAAAATCTCCAATTTCTGGCAAGTAATTGTCAATAATTGGAAACAAGGAGAGTTTAGATGTCACTTTATCTTAGAGAGCACCTAACATACGATCAGGCGAGAGTACAGATCTTACACGAAGGCCAAGATAACAAAGATTTGTACATGAAAGGTATCTGTATTCAAGGTGGAATTAAAAATGCTAACCAAAGAGTTTACCCAGTAAACGAAATTGGCAAAGCAGTTAAAACACTTAATGACCAGATCAGTTCAGGCTACTCTGTATTAGGTGAAGTAGATCATCCAGACGATTTAAAAATTAATTTGGACCGTGTATCTCACATGATTACTGAAATGTGGATGGACGGACCAAATGGATATGGTAAAATGAAAATTTTACCAACACCGATGGGTCAACTTGTCAAAACTATGTTGGAATCAGGTGTGAAACTAGGCG